GAGATACAGATAAACGGCAACACTTATACTGATATAGCACCAGCGGTAGAGTACTACTATGGTGCTGATACAGGTAGTGATGTGTTGCCGATAACAGCGAGCAGCACTTTTTATGTGGTGAATACAGGTAGTTTCAACACTACTTATGGTTCAAGCAACATTAGCTACAACAACACCACACACCTATTTACCAACAACACAGGCAGCACCAAGCGATTTGTGGTGCAAGGTCAATTAGAAATTGATAGCATAACTCTTCCAGCCGAATCATCATACGACATACGCATGGCATTTGGCGTAAATGGCAGCGCACAAACAGACACGATAACAAGGGTTGTTGTATCATCTGACCCAGACTTGACGATAAGTACGCATGGAATTATTGAAGTATCGTCAGGCACTTCGTTTGGTTTGTACTTGGCCAACTACACCAACACAGACAACATTGAGTGGACACGAGTGAAGATAACGATACAATCGGTGAACTAATGAGAAAGCATTGGGAAAATAGCAAGGGCAAAGACTTCTTCTGGACACAGAAGCCAAAGGCAGAGCAGTCAAAGCAATGGTCAAGCGATGCAAATGCAGAGTTTTATCATAGCACAGCATGGCGCAAGTGCAGAGCAAGCTACATTCACAACAACCCTGCTTGTGAGATATGCTACAAGAAGGGATACATGGTAAAGGCGGATGTGGTTGACCACATACAGCCGATAAGATTAGGCGGTGAGAGATTAGACGCTGACAACTTGCAGAGTTTATGCCATAGCTGCCACAATAGTAAATCAGCCAAAGAAAGACATGAACATAGCAAAGACGATATATAACTTAATAACCAACGATGCTGATCTGGTAGCACTCATCAGCACACGCTGCTTCCCTGCCAATGCACCACAGAAGGGCAGCAAGCCTTACGTTGTTTATGACATCTACAATACAGAGCCAACAGACACCAAAGATGGCGCAAGCAAGTTAGATGTAGTTTACTTCCAGATAAGCTGCTATGGCAAAGAGGTAGACACAGCTATTGATATCAACAATAAGATACGCTCCGCCATTGATAGATTCAATGGATTGAACAGCAGCAATGTGGTAGATAAGATTATCTTTGAAGGTAGCGATGGGCCATACTTTGACGAAGAGAGCGAACTATTTAGAACAGACACAGACTATCGCACAAGGGTGCGAGTAGACTATGGCACAACCACTCCAACGTGGAACGTAAACTACATTGTGAACGTAGATGGAGTTCAGCAAGCAACAGGTGCGCTGAACGTATTAGAAGATCAGACAATTAACATCAACCTATAATGGCGATAACAATAAACGTAAACTTAGACGAGATACTGCAAGCGTTAAAAGATGACCTTGACTTCACAGGCAATGCAGATAAATACATCAAAGTAAATGCAACAGCAGATGGCTTTGAATTTGCAGCCGTAAGCGGGGGCGGTGGAACGTGGGGCAGTATCACAGGCACGCTGTCAGATCAAACAGACTTGCAGACTGCTTTGGATGGCAAGGTGGATGAGAATACATCTATCACAGGGGCAACAAAGACAAAGATAACTTATGATAGCAAGGGGCTTGTAACATCAGGCGAAGATGCAACGACAGCAGACATTTCTGATAGTACTGACAAGAGATACGTTACAGATGCACAGCAGACAGTTATCACAAATACAAGTGGCATTAACACAGGCGATGAAACCACATCTACCATCAAGACCAAACTGGGTGCAGCATCATCTTTGCAAGATGGGTATCTAACTTCTACCGATTGGACTACATTCAATAGTAAGCAATCCGCATTAGGGTACACCCCCGAAGATGTAGCTAACAAAAGCACTAACACATCATTGGGAACAAGTGATACATTATATCCAAGCCAAAATGCTGTTAAGAGTTATGTAGACACAGGGTTAGCGAGCAAGCAAGACACATTGGTCAATCAGACCAATATCAAGTCAATAAACGGCACATCGTTGCTCGGAAGTGGCGATTTATCAGTCGGTGGTGTAACTACAATAGAGGGGTTGAGTGGAGCAATCAATCTGATAGCTGGCACAAATGTAACCATTACAGACAATGGCACGGACAGCATTACCATATCGTCCACAGCAGCAGTAAGCGATGGCGATAAAGGAGATATAACCGTAAGCGCATCAGGTGCAACGTGGACAATAGATAATGATGCGGTAACGACAGCTAAGATAGCTGATGCTAATGTAACCTTTGCGAAAATTGAAAACATCAGCACATCTCACTTTCTTGGAAGGCATACAGCAGGAAGTGGCAGCGTTCAGCAAGTTAGCGCAACACAAGCAAGAAGTATATTGAATGTCGAAGATGGTGCAGAGGTAAATAATATATCAGATGCAAATGCCACCGACTTGACAGATGGTGGCGATAGCACGCTACACTACCATAGTTCAGATAGAGATAGAGCAAACCACACAGGCACACAGCTACTCTCAACCATATCTGATGTAACGGCAACAGCAAGTGAAGTCAATATTCTTGATGGTGCTACACTAACGACCACCGAGTTAAACTACGTTGATGGCGTAACTTCGGCAATACAAACGCAGTTAGATTCTAAATTAGGTGCAGCACTTAGCATCAACACACAGACAGCATCTTACACATTAGTTCTTACTGATGCAGCCAAGTTAGTGCGGATGAATGTGGCGAGTGCAAACAATTTAACTATACCACCTAATAGCTCAGTAGCTTTCTCGGTAGGTACTGTGATATACGTTGAACAAATGGGCGCAGGAACGACAAGTATAGTAGCAGGTAGTGGTGTAACGTTAAACACTACCGCAGTTAAAACACCATATCAATACGGCACACTTACATTGATTCAAGTAAGTGCTGATGTTTGGAACGTAATCGGAGGAACAGTATGATAATAATGCCAATAGACCCAAACTTAAATATAGTCCGTGATGGGCTTATTGCTTGGTACGATGTTTTGTTCCAGACAAGCTATCCTGATAGCGGAACTACTTGGTATGATTTGAGTGGCAATGATGATGATGGAACATTGGTTGGCGGAGTTAGCTATGATAGCGGGAATGGTGGTGGTTTGTATTTAGATGGGAGTAATGATTACATGAATTTTAATTTTGTAAACCCTTATGCGGAAACGATTATAATATGGTTGAAGTCAGCCGTTGCTGCTGATTGGAATAAAGCAGGATGGGCATCTTCGTCAAGAAGGCAAAATGGGCATATAATTCACCCAAATACAGGTAAGTTGATGCAATTTTATGTGTTGAACTCATCGGCTGCATACACATTTATAGGTTCATATACTGTTACGGATATAGACATCCCACATATGTATGCGCTTTCCACCAATGGCAGCAATTTGCACAAAATTTATTTTGATGGCGCATTTGACAGCCAAAGCACTACCTCTATATCAAGAACAGCTACACCATCATCCCAAACATGGCTGATTGGCAAGGATGATTTGCCAGCACCAAATGACAACAGATATGGCAATGCATACATCTATTCTTGTTATAGGTATAATAGGCAATTATCAGATTCAGAAATCACGCACATATACAACCAAACAAAAGGCAGATTTATATGACAATACTATACGATAAAACAGAGCAAAAGGTGCTTTCATGGCACAGAAAAGGATACTTTGTAGATGGCGTAAAGCCACAATTACCATCTAACATCGTTGAACTTGATGTGGTGTATGCAGACAAGCCTACGTCATCAGCAACGCAGAAGGTCGTGGAAGGGTGGATAGTTACCGATACAGAGTACAAGCAAATCTTCACGTTCGTAAACAAAACAGCTTACGAAATAGCGGTTGATGATTGGAAGCACATGGAATGGGCTTTAAGAATAACAGCACCCAAGTCGATGCTGTTTATGGACATTGGCGCACCCATGTTTGCATACTTGCAGATCAATCAAAACTTGGTGGTAAACAAAGATGACAATGACTACTATGTTTATGTAAACACTATTGAGCAAGAGTTTCAGTACATCATTGATGACAACAATCTAACTGTGGAGAATAGACCATGAAGAAGCTGCTGAATAGTGTAGTATTGTTTATAGTGGCAGTAGCACTCGCTGCTGCCCTATTCCCTATCAGCTTTGTCATTACCTTCATCACAAGGCTAAATACAGCCTTTCTAAGCGACTTTTTTTATTCATTGGCGTTAGGTATTGACAAGGTGGGTAATGTTGTCTTACAAGTGCCTTTAAATGCGTTTGCCATAAAGTATCATAAAACGCTCAAATCGTATCGTTTCGGCAACATTAATGACACAATAAGCTATGCACTTGCTAAGAATTGGAAGGTGGGAAACTTGACAAGGTTAGGGTGGTTGCTTGTAAATCTATTGGAGTGGTTAGATGAAGGACACATGGAGAAATCACTTAAACGACATTACTAATGAACGAATTTACAGCAAAGCATTTGGCAGCAATGAGCATAGCCATAGGCGCAGTATTAACACCAGCTGTGCCTATAATCATCTTTACAGGGGTGCTGATATTCACGGACACAATCACAGGGGTGTGGGCATCTTATAAGCGTGGAGATAAGATAACAAGCAAGGCGTTAGGTAGAACGGTAACTAAGATGATGCTGTATAGCGTTGCTATATTTCTGACCTTTGGATTTGAGATCATGTTTCCAGCACTACAAGTAGTACACATAGGGCAGATAGCATCAGGCTATATCTGCCTTGTTGAGTTGAAGAGTGTGTTTGAAAACATCAGCGATATAACAGGGCTGAACATCTGGTCGCACTTGGTTAAGAAGATAGATGCTTTGCGGGGCATTGAAAAAAAATAAACTTTTTTCTTGTTTATTCCAAGCCTTGTTATACCTTCGTGTAAAATTAGTTCTATGGAATACTTTATTTTCATCCCAACCATGAGTTGGGTAATCATTGAAGCAGCATATGCAACTTTTAGCAACAAGCACAGAGTGTCTGTTGTTGTCTTTCATATATTGTTTTGTTTGTTATTAGCGGCAGCCCTGCCATTCACAACATGGTGGCAGGGTATTGCTGCTTTTATAGCGACAAGAATATGGTTTGACTATATCTACAATGCCTTCACAGGTGTATGGTGGGGCTACTTGGGTGAATCATCACTCACAGATAGATGGATAAGAGTGATAGATGCGTACACGCTATTCATTGTGCGTGTGCTTGTTTTTATCGGAAGTTTATTACTATTTAACACAATATGAAAGAGCAATTAACAGCCTTAGCGATCATCGCCATCATCTTCTTGGTATGGATGAAGTTAGTGTATTGGTTCATGCCTGACACACTTGGAGGTGAAATCTTAGCCTTAATCACCTATCTGATCGGTGGAGTGTTTATCATCTTCAAGCTGATAAGCTACTTCAATGACAAGGCAGATGACAAGTATAACGACAACATCTACGACTGATGAGAGATATACGTTACATAGTAATCCATTGCTCCGCAACTCCACAGAACACAACTGTGGAGAGCATACAGCGTTATTGGCGTGAGCATTTAGGCTGGAAATCGAACGGTTATCACTACATCATTGAGCCAAGTGGTATGCTTAGGCAGCTAACACCTGATGATAAGATAGCCAATGGTGTGCGTGGTTATAATAAGCATAGCATACACATTAGCTACATTGGTGGCATTGATAGCAAGGGTAAGCCGTTCAACAACATGACACTTGCACAGAGCGAAACAATGAGAGCATTGGTAGATGCACTCAAAGTGCAGCACCCAGATGCAGAAGTGTTAGGGCATAGAGATTTCCCGAACGTAAAGAAAGCCTGCCCTTCGTTTGATGTTAAGAGTTGGATGGATAGCTTTGATTGTGCATGAGCAATGAAGACTTTACTCACTATATTATTAGCAATCCCATTGACAGCACCTACCAAGTTGTCAAAGCTAAACTACCACCACCCAAAGGTGGAGCAGTTAGCGATGACAGAGAAGGAAGCGTTGATGCAGACGATACAGAGTGTGTCTTGTCAGGTTGGTGTGCCTGCGAATGTCCTAAAAGCGATTGCATGGAACGAAAGCAGATATCAATGGAAAGTGGGCATATATGGTGATTTGGGCTACTTTCAGATCATCCCTACCACTTATGACTATTGGAGGGAGAAAGTGCCGCAAACGGCAAATAAGAGGGAAGAGAACGTGATGATTGCAGCTTGCTACTTGAAATACTTGCACGATAGATACGGAAGTTGGTATAAGGCACGCTTTGCGTATGGTCGTGGCCATTGGCGTGATAGTTCAACGTGGACAGCAATGGAGAAGGAGTTTATGAGTAACTTTGAAAAGCATTTATGAAACAACCAACAACATATTATCAACTATCATTAACAGCCATCGCCATCTGCATGGCTGTTTTGACTTCATGCAGCCCGAAGGCAAGAATGACACGGCTATGCACTAAGCATCCGGAAGTGTGTAGCTACGATACAAGCTACACAGATACGCTTGTAACGCATAGGAGCGTAATAGACAGCAGTTATTACACTTCAAAGCAAGATACTATCATGATAGAAAGATATGGCGTTAGAACGCAAATAATACGCTCATACGATACGCTGCACATTGAGCAGAGTAAAACAGATACGTTAATCAAGACAGAAGTAGTAAGAAGTGTAATAGTGAAAGAGAAGAACAAAGTGCCTTTATGGCTATTGGTAGTGTCTGCGTTGTTTGTTGTCTATTGGATAGGCAGAGTCATTACAACTTATTTTAAAACAAAGTTATGATAGAATACGAAGCAGTAGATAGGTGGTGCTACAACACCACATTTGGCATCCAGATAAGCGATGATGATGATGATACCATCTTTCATATGCCTTTGGATGGAAATTGTTGGAAGCTAAAATTAAGCGAAATAATATGGAACAGCGAAAATTAAGACCGAGATTAACAGCCGAAGAATACGAGTGGCTGTTATCCAAGCGTAAATCATCAAAGCGCAATGTGCTTGTGATAGGCGATTTGCACGAGCCATTTTGCCTTGATGGCTACTTGGAGTTCAACAAAGAACTCTATGAAAAGTATGATTGTACTGATGTCGTATTCATTGGCGATATAATTGACAACCATTACAGCAGCTATCACGAGAGCGATGCAGATGGTATGGGAGGTGGTGATGAACTAAACTTAGCCATTGAGAAGATAGCTAAGTGGAGAGATGCCTTTCCAAAGGCAACCGTTATCATCGGCAATCATGATAGAATCATCATGCGTAAGGCGCAGACAGGTAGTATCCCAAGACGATGGATCAGGGATTTCAAAGAAGTGCTTGAAACGCCCAACTGGGAGTTTACCGAAAGCCTGATATTAGATGACGTGCTTTACATTCACGGAGAAACAGGCACGGCACGAAGTAAAATGAAAAAAGAACTGCACAGCGTAGTGCAGGGGCATCGACATTCAGAAGCGTACATAGACTATCTTGTTGGAGCGAACTACAAGATATTTGGAGTACAAGTTGGCTGCGGTATCGACAGGAAGAGTTATGCAATGGCATACGCCAAGTATGGCGCAAAGCCTGCTATTGGCAGCGCAGTTATTCTTGACAATGGAAAGCTGCCAATGAACATCTTGATGGAGTTGTAGAATAAATCCATCATTATAGGCTATATCGGCTGCTAAGTAATTTTATACCCGAATGGGTATGATATACCATTTATTGTGATATATTATACCTTGTCGGGTATAATGGCCATTAAAACGGCTGCTATACGCTTGTTGGGAACAATTAGAATAAACTTGTCTGTGATAACAAATATTTTACTTTAGAGTTCGCAAGATCGCATTGGTCTTTAGACAATTCGCTACCTATAAAATTAATGCCTTGCTTAATACATCCAAGAGCAGTTGTCCCAGTACCCATAAAACTATCATACACAAGGCTGTTTTTGGGGACATACATATTAAGCAGTTTTCTAACTAAATCTGTGCTAAATGTAGCCTTGTTTAATTTATTACTCCCATCATTGTTTTTAGCATCTACTATATTATAAAAAACCTCGTAAAAATCTTGTCCTTTAGCTGTTGTGGTTGTCACTTTTTTATTGCTGTTAAATGTCATAAATTCATCTTTTCTAACAATTACAAAGATAAACTCGCATATTCTTGTTAGTTTATTTTTACTTGTAGTGTTTGGTAATGCTGTTTTTTTCTTCCATACAATACAGTCAGCAATCATAAAATCTGTTTTCTGTATAATTTCAGCAAGAAGCAACCATAGCACATTGGGGTTTTCATTTCCATAACTTATATTGTAAAGTATGCATCCATTACTCTTTAGTATTTTTTTATAGCTATTAAACAAATCAATAGACCAATCAATATACTCTTGTGTAGTTTTAGTGTCTAAATATTGGTCATATCTTTTCTCTTGGCTATAAACCCTTTTGCCATTTATAACTTTATTAGACCAATATTCTACTCTACCCCCAGTGTTGTATGGTGGGCTTGTTAGAACACAATCAACTGTCTTGGGTTGTATTTTATTCATTGTTTCAAAACAATCCTCATTGTATATTTTGTTTAATTCCATTTAGTTAATTTAATTAGTTAATAAAACTGTGCCTAACAACGTGTATATTGCATATCCTATCGGCATACGCACCATACACAAACCATCACCCACCATAGTACTCCTGAATCGCAAGTTCAATGTAGTGCATTGCCTTCTCTAAATCAACCTTGCCACCCTTCTTAGAGTGTCGGCATAAGTACTTGATTGCATTGCCTTCATACCACCCGATATTGTTTCTAACGATGAACTCTGATGGCTGAATAGCCATTTCTTTGTAGTGAGTTCCATTCACTTGCTTCTCTGTTGGATTTTTCATTTGCTGTTGTGTATTTCTGATTTTAAATAACTGATATTCGTTCTGATTGCATTTACCACCGTGTATGCTGCATCCATTGTTCTACGGAGTTCATACAACTCTGGATAGCGCACATCTGCTTCCACTTGCGCTCTGGCTACGCTCATCTTAGCCGCTATCTTATCATTAACAAATGCACTCCATTTGTTATGGTAGTCTGCCCTTACCGTTTCAAGGTAGAAAAGGATGCCTGATATATCTCTAAGCAGTTCTGACAGAGTTTCTCCATCTTGCACGTCTGTTTCCATGTAGCGCGTGCAAAGATGCGTTAAGTTGGCTATTGCTGACTTATGGCTCATTGTGCTATGAAGTAAGACTCTTGTTTGATAGTGCTTTGCAGCACTTCAATCTCTTCCAGCGACTTGTCATACCTGCTTTGCCATTTGAGTGCCTTAGCTTGCTCTAATTGGCAGTATTCGTGCGTTAAGAAGATGAGTGCCA